GCTGACTTTGCCCTTAAAAATTCTGGACTAAACACAATACTATGGTCTGGATATTTTTCTAAAACGTCTTTTAGTAAATTGGGACTAATAGTACTTTTAATTAAAATAGGTATAAAAATTGGCACTTGATCAATTACATTAATAATATTGCTAATGTCACAATTGCCAGCATCATCGCTTGGTGTATTAACACAAATAACAATGCCGTCAGCATCAATGTGTTGTGCAATAGTAACTTCAGTGTATTTAGGATCAACAACAATGATTTCGTTTTTATTTCCTAAAGCACCCTTAACTGCTTTGCCAACATACCCATAACCTGCTACAATTATTTTCATATTAAAATTCAAACAGTTTATTAAACGTGTTTTTCTCCTCTGTACTCTTAATGTCCCAATTTAGTACACCAATCAAGTTGTCCAGTTTGTTGTCAATAATTGTTTGCTCCATTTCAGTATGGTCAAATGGCAAATCCTTAAACCATTGTGGCAAACGTAATTCATCAACGGGATATGCAACACTGGTAAATGCCATTGGATTATCTTTAATTTTACACACAATAACTTTAGCACCATCAGTAATGTTGGCACTGTACTTGTCATCATACATACGTTTTAGTGTATTCCAATTGATACTTGCTCTAACGTGACCAGGCAAGTTTGCTTTACCAGCTTTGCGTTCTTTTTCTTGATATTCAGTAATGTTGTTGGCACGTTTGGGCGAGCCTTTTTCCCAACCTGGTCTTGCTTTGAATTCAGTTCTAAATGCAGTAATATGCTCTAACACTTCTTTTTCAGTAGCACCAGTTAGCACTTTCTCCAATACATCACTTAAAAAGTTTTGTATAAATTCTGGAGTATCACTGCGCTTGAGATCCAGTCCCATGGCTTTGATCTTGCCTGGCTTACCATCTACGTCACTACGTTTGCCTTCTTTATCATAATACAGCACAGCATAACGCTTCTTAGTAATAAACAGGCCTTTACTTGCAACAATTTCACGACCAGCTTTAATAACTTCTCCACGTGTCTTTGGACAGTGAAAACTATCCGACATAAATTGTGGAAACGTGTTGTTAACTTCTGAAGCAATTTGGTCATACAGTTGTACTACGGTTTCTTTTGTCCACGGGATCGATCCCGAGTCGATATCTTTCTTAAGCGTCTTATAAGCAGAAAAATAACAACTATCAGTGTCGCCATAGATAATAGCTTTTCCAACATGATTATATTCTCCAGTAACAATCTCATTGACTTTAGAAGCCATGTGCTTACAAATTGTACGACCAGTTAGTGTAGTACTTTGACCAATACGATTATCAAAGAATCTACAACCAGGATTTAAAATAGCGCCGTACAAACTGTTCAAGTTAATTTTCTTGACCAGCTGTCGTTTGTCCCAGTATTCTTCTTCAATTTTATTGCCAGCATTGATAGCTTCTTTAAGTTTGGCCTGCATCTCTTTACGTTCTTTATACCAACGTGCAAGAAGTCCAGGGATAACACCTTCTGTGTTATGTGTAAAGATTGTGCCGTTAGCACTGAGCATCCAAGGTTGATTGCTTTCAAATATAAGCCTGTATACCTCTGCACTGCTTAGTACATCGCTATCGCCATTTTCCCAATCAATAACAATCTCTGTACCAACTTCTTTGTTCATTACACTGGTATACTCCAATGCGGCAAATATACCTTCCCATGAACCAGCAAAGGATTTACCTTTGGCAATTAGGCCTTGTATATGGTCATTAGTCATTGTTTGACGTAATTGTCCAACGATAGTTTCTGGACCCATGTTAAGCGCACGAATTGCTGACGGATACAAACTGTTAATGTCCAACGATCCAATCCAATCTTGTAACCCTTCTTTTGGATGTGCCACATATGCACCGGCCGCTTGGTTGTCTTCACGCTCACTCATCTTAGTACGACTTGGAACAACCATGCCTCTACGATGAGCCTCGTTAATAATGGCCTGTTCAGTTACAGCCACAGCACCCATTGTGGTTTGCAGTAGCACAGTATTTTCATGTGCCAATGTGTTGGCAAGATCCAAAAACTTTAGTTTCTTATCCAGTCTATCTAATAGTGATGTATCTTGTCTGTTGTATTCAATAAATGTTTTAAAATCATTATTGTATAATTGATCCAACGTGCCTTCGTATTGTGTTTTTCGTTCACCCAGTTCATATTCAGCAATAGCATCCAGTCTATATGTATGGCGTTCTTCATATGTGTATCTGCGATATAATTCTAAACTGTCCAAGTGTACACGGCCCACAAAGTCATATGTTACACTTTGACGACCAAATTTCTCATACTCACGGCGTTTGGGGTATTGATTGAACAAACAAAAACGTCTAGTATCGTCTTTGCTCAACGCCTTAGTAACACGATTAACTGTGTAAGGAATATCATAACCTTCGCTGTTCCAACCAGTTAGTATGTCTGCATCTTGTATAAGATCCAAAAATGCATCCAACATCTCACCTTCTGTTTTAAACAGCATGGTGTTGGGGAAGTCTTTAATTTCTTCCTGTGCCTGTTCCCAAGTTAAGGTCTTTGGAGGAACAGCAAAACACACTAGGGTTTCTAACCATTGTAAGTGTACAGCAATACTGGTAATGGGCATGAACGCATCGTCAGGTGTACTATAACCACGTTCAGGGTCAAAGTCTACCTCAATGTCGAAAAATGCTACATTTAGTTTTGGGGGATCTGCGTTAACGTAATTTTCACTTAAACATACAAACACTTGGTTAATGTCTGCTTCATAAATCTTTTTGTTTGAGTGTATCTTTAGTTCTTTGTGAAAGTCTTTTTGTGTTTTACATACGACTTTGCTAACAGGGTTACCGTAAATACTTGTGTGTTTACCCTTTTGATCGTCGTAGTAAAAGGTGTAGCGAGCTGGAATATCTCTAAATACCCGTTCGCCTTTCTTGTTGCGTTCAACCACTTTAACCATATCATTGGCGCGGTCAAACCATGCGTCTACATAACTCATTTATTCTCCATATGCAATTTACGGCTTGCAAATACCATCTTTGCTGTTTGTGGCCAGCGTACCCTACTCAGTTAATGTATTTAGATTCTTTTGGTAATATCTAAAATAGCTTCAATCTCAGCCCAATCTTCATTGTGCGCCGACCAGTCACCTTTATGTGCGATTTTAATTGCACGATTAATAATGCTAGTTTTAATATTTAATTCTTCTGCAACTGCCTTAACGGTTTCTTTCAAACCTTCTTGCAAGTCCTCAACTTCACGCAATACTGTACTGCCTTCGTTGATTAGTCTTTCCAATTTTGCCTTTTCTTCTGCACCGTAGCTACGTCCTGACATGTAAGTCTCCTAATGTATAAGCCTATTATATACTAATTATCTGTTTGTGTCAATGCCTAAGAAATTTTAAAGACAAAAATGGCAGAATGAATCTGCCATTTTTATTAAAAATCTTTTTTAGCTTTTTGGTCTTGTTCTTTATATTTTTCAGCTTGCCGGTCGTCATGCTCTTTGGATGATATAGAAAAATAGCCACCGTCTCTTTTAATATGCCTATTCATTTCTATAACAGCATCTTGTATTTTCCAAGTAGCTGTGTAATCATCTAATTCTTGTCCAGCCACAGTTTTGGATTTAAATTGTTTAAATTGTTGAGGTTTTCCGTAGTTTGCAGTAAATGCACTCAATAATGAATCTACTTGGTTTGGAGAAGGAAATGAGAACAGTTTAACTATTTTTTTATCTTGCTCTTCTATTTGCCAACCTAAGTAGCCACCGCCGTAGCCTCCAATCGTAAGTCCTGATAACATCGGCTCTACTTGACTTACTGGCATTCCAAAACGAATTCCTTTAATACTAAATTGACCACCACTAGCTGGAACACCAGCATTTTTCTTAACTTGATCTAATTCATCATTTTTTGTGATTGGTGGTGGCGTAGCAGATGGTGCAGATGACGATGTTTTTGCTGGAGTATCACTACCTACAGATCCTTTTGGTCTAGCATTAGCACTTATTGGATCTGCTGATAACGGATCACCCACTGGCTTTTTCTTACCGCCGCTTATGTTAGATATCTTTTTAGTAGGATAATCTTTCTTAGCACGTTTTTCTATGTCGTCAGGAGTGACGGAATCAGGAGTATTGTTATACTGATGCTTAGTCCCGTCACTAAACGTAATAGTTATATCACGTGGCATTTTATTACCAGTCAGTTACTGGAGTACCACCAGCAGTTTGTGCTGGAGCTTCAGGAGCACTTGTACCACCTGCCGCAGCCGTTGCCGCACTAACGTTTCCGCCAGCTGCCGCTCTAGCATCAGCAATTGCCTGTTGGATTTCTGGATCATCTTGGAAAGCACTGCCATCAGAACCCATTAATTCTTTTTCAATTGCATCAATCTCAGCAGTTAATGTTTTAATATCTTCTCCTGCAGCCGGCGCCGCTGGAGTCGCTGGAGTCGCTGGAGTAGTTTTTCCTGGAACTGGAGTTCCGGTTTGTCCTGGCACAGCTGGGGGAGTCTCTCCTGGCTTGCTACTTAATGCGTATGCCGCACCAGCTCCTGCCGCAGTTGCCGCTAGACCAGTTTTGATTGGATTAGCTTTAACGACTTTTGCTGTGTTGTATGCGGCACGTTGTGTTGCTGGTGCCTTGGCCAATTGCTTTGCAAACTGCTTGGAACCTTGGCCAGCCATTTGTTGAGCGCCAGCTTTTGTTAGTTTACCAGTGGCAACTGGTGCACCTGAAAATCCTGTCTTAGCCGCTTGGTATATACCTTTAGCAAAATCCAATGGACCTTCATCAACTCTAGTTTCAATCATTAATAACCGATCTCTTAAAGCCGCATATTTCTCAGCTTCGGATAAACGTGATTCTTTCTTTGGAGCACTATTGGCTGCTTGTAATTTTGCAGTGATTTCTTTTAATCTAGCAAGTTTTTCTGCTTTGAATTTTGCACTTGCTTCAGCACCCTGTGTAGAAACAACTGGCTTGTTGCCACCTGTTGCTGGAGTAGCACCTGGAGTAGCACCTGGAGTTGTTTCCCCACCGGCAGCACCAGCCGCTGGTTTATTCAACAATGCGGCATATCTATCTTGTAATGGTTTTAATGCTGGGTCTTCAATATCTGCAACTTGTGCCATTAGTGGTGCAAGTTCTTCCATTGCGCCTTCTTTAAGAGTGAATCCTAATCCTTCTGCTAGAGCTTTTGCAATACCACTAGAGAATGACATAGTTTCTTTAACGCCAGACATTGGGCTACCTGAACCTGCCGCTGGTGTTGCAGTTTCTTTTTCTGCTTTGTCTAGCAATGCCGCAATTTTTGGAATCATGTCTTTAATAAATCCAGCACTGGTATTGCTTGCATTGTTTTGTTTAACTGCATTTGCTTGAGCATCAGTAGCCCCACCCATAGTAGTTAGTCTTGCAACCCAATCAGGCTTACCTGTTGGTGTTGGCATTTTACCATCCCACTGTTCAATTGGAGGAAGTTTTGGAGGAAGTCCCATACGACCACGAACAATTTCGTCATCGCCTGTATACTTTGCAGCCTTTTCCAAGTTGGCCATTTGCTGTTGTGCGCGAGCATACTCAGCAGGATCACCAGCTTCGACAATACCCTTAGCTTCAATTTGATCCATTCTTGCAATTAATTTTTGTAAGTCCATTTTATTTTCCCTTGAATTATTTCAATGCTTGTTTTGCTATTGCACCAGCCGCTGGAGCAACTGCTCTCACAGCCGCACCCACATTAGCTGATGGTGCTGGCGTTGCTGCCTGTGCTGGTGGTTTAATTCCAGCCGCAGCCAATGCCGCTCTTGTATTTTTACCAATTACCCCATCAACTGTTAGACCCTTAGCCTGCTGGAAAGCCTTGATTTCATCTGGTGTTGTTGGATACTTTGTTGGATTAGGGATTGTTCCTTTACCAGCCGCGGGTGTTGCCGCTTGTCCTGCTTCAGCTTCGTCTGGAGCAAATACACCCGTCTTTACTTTATAATCTCGTGCCAGTTGAGCACCGGCCAAACCCATTGTCGCCGCAGTGCCTATACCTGGAATAAAACTTGTTACTGCACCAAGACCACTTAATCCAGCACCAATGTAATCACCTTTCTTAGCACGATCATATGCATCGTATGCACCAACTACTCCACCTACGCCAGGAATTAATCTACTGGCCATTTTACCACCAACTGATCCTGCAACTTTTGCAGCCGGAGCCGCTGCCGCCACTTCGCTAATTGGGTGTCCCATAACAATTTTTGTATTGTTATACTGCACATAAGCACGACCTTCTTTAAGGTCTACAACTTTACCAAACACTGATTTCTTTAATACGTTACTGTATACTGTAACTGGTGATCCAACTTTGATACTACCGTATGCACTTTCTGCTAATTGTTCACTAACTGGCGAGCCCGTTTCGTGTACACTTACTTTTTTATTTGGATCACGCATTTGTATTTTTCTTGCTACTGACTCAGCATGATTTCTTGTACCAAACACCTTCCAAGTTTTTCCATTGATAGCAACAGCGTAGTTGTTTGTTTCGTGGCCCAACTCGTGTTCCATTTCTTGACGTTTAAAGTCACGTTTGAATTCACCGTTCATACCGTATTCAGCATTGGCTTGGTCACGTTCGTACGCATCTTTACCAAAGCGACCTTCTTCAATCTTTTTGCATTTGTTAACAGGTTTGCCAGCATTCTTACCTGTACCCGACTGTGTGCCTACTTTTCTATGACCTGGCCAGCACTTTTGTGCTCCGGCTACTTCTGTCATACCTTGTTGACCGTAATCGGCTTCAATATTATCCAGCATACGATCATAAATTTGTTCAAAGTCATCGTCGCCGTGATATCCTGTATCAATAGAGATATCGTCATACATGTCTTGTACAGCTCGTTCAATTTCCCTGCCGTATTTGCCTTGTTGTGCATTGTATAGCATGTCAAAGCCGTTATCGCCAGATTGTGCAACTTTGTGTAAAAATTCTTCAACTTCGTTGCCATCACGGTCTTCTGCTAGATTTTTTTCTTTCTTGCTTAACTTTTCTGTCTCACGACGTGCTTTGTCACTTAGGTTAGTAACTTTGCCACGACCATCTTTATTAGCAGTGGATTTTTTCCACTCGCCTTCATCTTTCCAACTGGTAACGTTGCCGTCTTTGTCTCGTACTTCAGTACGTTCCTCATCCATTGGGACAAGTTCTTTTTTGTGTTTGGTGTCGCCTTGCTTTTCAGCTTTCTTTTTATCTTTGTGTGCGCCAGCGCCAGCTTTTGGTGCATTTTTAGCAACAAAGTTACGTACTGCTGGTTTGTCTTTAGTAGTCTTACCTTCGTCAAGTTTTTCTAAAACACGACTTACCACACGCTTAACTTCTATCTTTTTCTGAGCTTGTTGTTCTTTAATATTTTGCAACACTTCGTTGTTAACTGCTTTAAAATATTGCTCAGTCTTGCTGACAGCGGGAGCAGATACACTTTCAGTTATAACTGCTTTTTGTTGTACTCCACTGTTGTCAACAATGGATAAAAGTTTTTTCATGTCCATATTATTTCTTAGCAAATGGGTTAACACCCTTCTTAGGTGCAGTGTCTTTCTTGTCAGCGCCAGCTTTCTTTTCTAGATCATTTTTGCCTTTTCCGTCTGCCGCAAATGCTGGAACACTCTTGCCACCAACTTTCTTCATTGGCATAGTGCCTTCGTCGTACTTGTTGTATTTGGCTCTAACTGGTTCTAGACTTTTGCCTTCCTTACCAGCTTTAGCTAATGCTTGCATACCTTCCTTACCATACTTTTCATGGCCTTTGGCAGCACGACTCATAGTTTGTTTAGCGGCTTCTTTAACTGGTAAGCCGGCAGCACGACGACGTGACCCAATAACTTCTTCTTTTTCAGTTTCTACTTCACCGTCTTTATCAAAATCTCTTTTAGCTTTCTTTGATTTAGCTTCGTCCAATTCTTTCTTACGGAAGCTGTCAACAGTTTGACCCTTGCTCTTAGCATCACGTTCAACGCGATCTCTTACATCGCCTTCTGTTTCGCCTTCTTCAGCTTCGTGTGTGGAACCTTTTGTAACTTTACCATCTTTGCTTGTTGTCTTGGCAAAGTATTGTGATTTTTCAGACTTAGTAACAGCGCCTTTCTTCTTATCAGTAGCACGGGCTTCGCTAAGTTCTTCTTTCTTTTCTTTCTTCTTAGCTTTGTCAGCTTGAACTTTCTTGAGATCTTTGATCTTTTCTTTAGCTTCGTTCAATTTGGCTTTTAAAACACGCTTTTGACTTTCTGTATAAACATCGCTGTCATCGATAGCTTGTCCATATTCACTAAACTTCATTTCGTATTCCAAGTAGTGGTATACTGAAGCAATGTAATCAGCTGACTTTGTAATTTTAGCCTGTACCCAACCTTCAAGTTGTGTATTAGATTCCATCATTTTAAATAGCTTCAAGCTATAATTTGCTAATTTGTATAGATCAGCCCGGGCCATTGCGCCTTCATTGTCTGGTCTGTCGTCAAATTGTGGTTGCTGATCGATGTGCATGTTGTAAACTCCGTTATCGTTGTATTTAGTGTTTTAAGGGTGAACCACCGAATATGCTGGTTTTCATATCCAGCGCATTTTTAGCAGTTCCGTCTTTGTTCTTTGCTTGCATTGCTTTGGGTGGGTTTGGATTTCCACCTTTTCCGTATTTTGTACGTGCTTTTTTATCGCCTATAGCAAGGTTAGGGCTTACTACAGTTCCCATCATTGCTGATGTGGTAGTTCCACCATCTGACTCGGCGATAATTTCTACTATTTTCATATTAACTTTCAAAAATCTCTAATGCTTGATTCCAGTGTGAAATACGATCGTCAAGTCCAATAGTACCGCCATTGATTCTCTTACTCAATGTAACGATATCACCAGCGTCACACCATTGATTCAAGTTGTTTTTCTTCCAGAACCAGCAGGCACTTAAAACTGCGTACTCTGGGTGTGCTACTAGATCTGGATTTTCAACCACGTGATCATCACCAAACACATCATGGCTAAATGCCTTGTAGTTTGCCTTGCCCGTGAGTTGAACAATGCCACGACCACGATACTTCCAACCGTCACCACTAGCTTCGTCACCGTTGCCCATACGACCACTGTATACTCGATTAGCAATCATTTCTGGTTTACGTGCATATGGCTGTGCGGCATCTTCTGAAACAAAGTATTTACGGAATGTACCGTTTAGACCTTTTGCGCTATAGTTTAAATTTTCTTGTAGTATTGTAAAGTCTGCACTTTCATGCTGACATTGTGCCACAAATCCTGCTACACGAGCAGGAGTATTGATATCAAATTCTGGTAAATGCTTGCTTAATGCATCAAACCAAGGAGCTGGGTTCTTGTTTTTATGTAAACAAGTGGCCAATTTTTCTAAAGTAAAATCAAAGTCAAAATCCATTGTGTTATCTCCAGTTACTGTATTTATTTGTTTTTAGATCCAATTGGTTGTTCGCCGGTCATGTAGGGCAAACTAAACCACAGTTTGAACCATTCAGGAGTACCAGGTTGAATATTATGTTTTTTCATAAGTTCCCCTTTGGTATTTCCCGTCCCGCTAATGTTACTTCCTTGTAACCCTTTGTATTCTTGTAATCTTGCTGAGCCGCCAAGCCCAGCTAGATATTGTAATGCCTTTAATTCGTGTGTGGGATCATCAGGAGCAAGATAGCAGTCGTCTGCGCTGTCTTGATTCAAATGCTCTGTTTTGATCTTATACTGTTTCATTTGGTTAAGTTAAATGCTTTTAAATTCTTACGTAATGTGCCTGGACCAACATCTGCTGTGCTGTTTTGTTTGGTAACAATTCCAACACCTGCGGCTTCTTCAGCCGTGGCCATATCTTTCTTTTTAGTTGCTCTTGGTTTGGGTTTACTAAAGTCTTGCATACGTTGAAGTGCTGTGGCCATTAAGTCACGTACTTCTTGATCGCTTAATTCTGGACTCATTGCATCACGCCAAATGTCAAACTTTTCTTGATCGTTCATATTTGGATCAACTAATGCTTGACGCATGGGTGTAGCACGTGGACCTTCTTCTTCTCTACTAGGATCATTGGTATCTTGACGAGCAATGACTTTCATATTTTCTAAACCAAATTGTTTGTATGGTTCAACTCCTGATTTGTCAGGACGTACTAGATACTGGAAAGCGTTCACTTGATCAGCACCAACTACTACAGTTACATCACCGTAGCCCATAGTGGCTAATTTTTTAAGAACTCTGTTTAGGTCAGGCATTTCTTCAGTTGCAGTTCTAAATACTTGTGGATTGTTTGGAAATACTTTATTATAGATTTGAAGTTTTTCTTCTGGACTCAATGGATCGTCTTTACCCATTGTGCGACTGATAACAAAATATGGATCAGATCCTGATTCGTTTGCCTGTGTTAATACACTACTGGCAAGAAACATGTGTCCTTTGTGTCCCATGCCACGGCCCCAACCCACTACTGCACTTTTACTTTCGCCTGTACGGTCTAAATTTTCAAAAAATAATTCTCTTAATCGCATATTAATCTTTCCTTGGCGCCCAGTTGCCTTGATCAATTGTTTTTACAAATTGACCTGGCAAGTCACGTTTAAACTCTCCACCTGGGTGTGCTTGTACATAACCTTCTGGTTTAGTTTGTTTAATGCCACCGTGTGTTCCAGCGTTAAGTGCATTAATTAATTGCATTTTTGCTCGAGTCAAATATTCCACAGCGTCTAGTGTTGGATTAAGACCTGGATGATTTAATATCTTCTCAGCTTTACCACCTGTTGGGAATTGTTGTTTGACCCACTGTTCAAACTTGCTCTTAACACCTTCAATGCGTAAATTTTGATTAAAGAACGTATACAACACATCGCCCGGTTTAGCAAGACCTGGTTGTCCAGCAATAAAGCTATCTATACTTTCAGCGTTTTGTTCTATAAATTGTTCAGCTTGATCCAAGTCACCTTGCTCAAACTGTGGTGCTTCTTGTACATAAGTAGTGCCCTGTACCAGCACTTCGTCTGTTGATAATTCTTCAGCATTTGGATAACGTGATTCACTACCATCGCCTAGTTTGTCATAAAAGCCAGTTGCCGCAACCATGACCTTGGCTGATTTAATCTTAACACCCAAGTCACTGTCTTGAGGAATATGAAATGTTGTTATGTTTGGTGTAAAATCATAAGTTTTTGTTTTGGGATTTAACACGGGCATTGATGAACTGCCGTCTGGTTTTGATCCAGGATAAAATAATAATCCGCCTTCAATAAATCCCTTTTCTGGACTTATGCTTTCAAAGTAACTCCACAAGTTGGCCAATTGATTAGCATAGCCCTGTCGTTGTTTTTCTTTGCCTGGTTCAGCTTTGCCAGTGTTTAAAATAAAATTACTAATGTCTTTAGGACTGGTCATTACAGTACTAACACCGTTAGTAGTTTCTTTTTTGCCACGCTTTAAATAGTCCCACGCATTTTTAGGAATCAACATAAAGCGACCAGCTTCATCACGACCCCAGTATACAACTGGACTGCCATCCCACTTTAATTCTATACTGCCGCCTTGTTGACTCATTTTACGCATACGCTCAACAGCGTGTTGTCCACCAACACTGCCGTTAGTAAACACTAAATCTTCAATGTGTTGATATTTGCGACCTACTGCTGGAGCTGCCGCTTCAAATAGTTCTCTTAATCTCACGACAGCATCCTTTTCATACGACTAAACCATTCGTTAGTTCCTACAGTAGGAGTTGCGGCTTGCCAACTTGCTGAACTACGGGCCTTGTCAAATATTTCATTACGCTTTGCTTCATCAGGAATTGCGTCTAATATGGATTCAACACTGCCTAAACTATCTGCATTAGCACCTTTGCCCAACAAATATTGTGCAATCTCATCCAAATCATCACTTAAAAAGTCTGCTTTCTTGCCTTGCTCATCTCGCTTGTATAGTCCTTCATCTGGACTCCATAATAGACCTTGACTGGATGCAAGACTATTCATCATCATTTGTTTATTGACGCCTTTGTAAGGACTGCCAGCGGGAATTTTATGTCTGTGAAATGCGGCAACTTTTTCTGCCTTGCGTACCACTTTGATATCCACTTGATGAAACTTGCCTTGAAATGGCAATAGTATGTGTACAGTAACACCAGCTTTGTATGTTTTAACACCTTTGGCTGTTAGATAATCGTCAAGTGCTTGTCTAGCGGCTTTGTCTTCGTCAGCAAGTTTTTTCATTTTGGGAATGTCAAAAAACTTTTTAACTAGATCCATGTCGGTCATTACGTCCAAATCACCGCTCATTTTTCCAGGAGTTGGTGTTGCCGCACTGCCAATAACGTGGACTTTTAAACCAGTGCCTTGTAGTAATCTGTCAGTGGCTTGGTCTAGTTCAGGAGCAATGGCTTGATCAAATGGTTCTGACTCTGGCCAAATATTACCGCCTTCTACAAGTATCATTTGTAATTTCCTTCACGCATATTACGCATTTCAGTTTCGTGTATTTTCTTACAAACTTCTTCAATCATCTCCTGTTCTAGAGAATCTCTAAGTTCTCTTAATGGAAATTCTTTTTGGTATATGCCGTATGCTTTTTCTACTACTGGTTTAAAAACTCTATGACTGAAATTGTTGCCCTGATCAAAGTTCTTTTTACATAAACGTATTACAGGGAAAAAGTTCTTACGATAAAAGTCATCGTTGTTGTGCATAAAATAGATAAGGTCTTCTGCTAGGTCAAATGTTAGTTCATCATCAACACTGCTGGTATCGTTAGGCACGTGCTTCATGCTGACTTTATCAAGTCCAAACTCTTTATCTATTTTATTTCTATCAAATAATTCTGTTATTTTCATAATTTTACCAAGTCAACAAGCCACATGGCTTCCCGTTGTAATATTTATCGATATTAGCAATTAGGGAGATTGATTGTTTACTGTGGTAAATCGTTTATTACGCGGTCGATTCTGCTGATTTCTGCTGTTAAGAACATGCGAACCATGGTAATACTACGTTCATCCTTGGCATAAAAGTAACTGCCGCCCCAACTCTTAGACCTACTAAGATCTCTAATACAACTCTTAGTCAACTTAACCTGTTCTGATTTAGCCGCCCACTTGATAAAGTTTTCGTGACTATGAGTGCTTTTACCCAATGTAACTTTGAATCCGTATTTGATTTTAGGTAAGAATACTGTATTTTTTTCTAACCTAGGGCTGATATCATTCCCAGGTTTAGATACGTACTTTACCCGTTCAGGATCTATATTGCTAACACTGACAATGTCATCAATGTTGTTTGAATATAAACTTATTAGCGGATGTTCAACTCTAATAGAAAAATCTTTTATTGTTGATAATCCGTGTTCTAATTTTAAACAGTATTCAAGATCGTCCTTGTTCCTAAGTTTACTCCATAGAGGAGTGTCTAAAGGTAAGGGCTTATTTTCAATCTCAAGTAATTTTTCACGAATGTACTCTAAATTAACTCCACGAAACCAACTGGCAACCGGACATACCAGTACAGATTTGTACTGGTATTTGTCCATAAACAATCGTTTAGTTTCCTTGAGTTGAATCTTCGAGTTCAGTTTCATGTTCTACAACTTGCACCTTTTGAGGTTTTACTTTTTTAGTTAAAGTAATTGCATCGTTTTCAACACCAATCAATAGCAACCCACCATCTTTCAAATCACCAAATAGCATCATGCGACTTAGTGGTCGTTTAATCAGTTGATCAATAGTACGTTGCAATGGTCTTGCGCCCATTTTGCTATCAAAGCCTTTCTTGATAAGCAAGTTAATTGCCTCGTTACTGATCTTGACTTTAATGCCTTTGTCTTTGACTTGGATACTTAATTCACCAATGAACTTGTTGACAATTTTTACCATTGTTTCTTTGCCAAGTTTCTTAAATGTCACAACAGCATCTAAACGATTGCGGAACTCTGGAGCAAAGAATTTCTTAAGTTCTTTATCTTCATACTCTTGTTCCTGATCACCAAATCCAATTCTATTCTTCTCTGCGGCCTGTGCGCCAGCATTGGTAGTTAGAATAAGAACAATGTTTCTGCAATCTGCTTTCTTACCATTTGATCCAGTAACAAAACCGTTATCCATTAATTGCAACAAAATTGTACTAACATCTGGATGCGATTTTTCAACTTCGTCAAACAACAACACACAGTTGGGATTCTCTTGAATTTGTGTAATCAACAAGCCAGCATTTTCTTCAAAGCCGACATATCCTGGAGGACTACCGATCAGTTTACTTAGGCTGTGTTTTTCTTGATATTCACTCATATCAAAACGTAATAGCTTAACTCCAAGATGTTTGCTCAGTGCTTTGGCAGTTTCTGTCTTACCACAACCAGTTGGACCCATAAACACAAAACTACCAATGGGTTTGTTTTCAGGTTTAAGACCAGCTCTAGCAACCAGTATCTTATCCACTAGTTCTGTAATGGCTTCATTCTGACCGTACACTTCAGTTTGTAATTGATCTTCCAAGTTAGCAAGGTTGCCACTTTCAGTTTCTGCAATAGCTTCAGCGGGCATCTGTACCATTTGTGCAAGTTCATATTGGATCTCATTTTCACCAACAGTACGTTCATCTGAAAGTTTAATGTTAAAACGTGAACACGCACAGTCAATTAGGTCAATGGCCTTATCAGGTAATTTCTTATCACTTTGATATTTTACACTTAGCTTGACTGCTACATTCAATGCTTCATCTAAAATCTTAACTTTGTGATGTGTTTCGTAATACTTTTTAAGACCTTTGAGAATTTGCAGTGCAACTTCTG